CTGCTTCGATGCCCTCGCCTGCTTTGATGCCCGAGCCTGCTTTGATGCCCGAGCCTGCTTTGATGCCCCAGCCTGCTTCGATGCCCTCGCCTGCTTCGATGCCCTCGCCTGCTTCGATGCCCGAGCCGCAGAACAGGGCTTTTGCTATTTTAACGGCACCCTTCGCAATAATTTTTCCAGCGAAAAATAGATTGCCTTCGACCGTCAACTCATCTACCTCTAATACCGTATTGAGCGGACCGCCTGCGCGTAAAAGCCATAATGCCCAGCTGGTTTTATCCTCTTCTGCTAAAGCGTTTAAAACTTCTTGATACTCGGCTCCTTCTGGGAAATGGTGCTTAAACTTAAGTGTTGATTCAGCACAGGCGCCTTTTTCTTTTAGCCAATCCAGTGTGATTTTCATAAATCTCTTCTCCTCTCGTTACTCTTTTAGTTGCATTTGCCGCGCTTGCCCTGGTTGCCACAGTTGGTGCAGGAAGCGTCGGGTTGTTCTAGGTACATGCCTATTCGCCTCCTTCGGCAAGGGCTAGGGCCTTTTTGGCTTCACACCAGGCACATATCAGTGGCGCGCCGGTGCCGGTATCTGTGCAATGACAACCCAATTCGACAGGGTCTTCGCCATCAAGTAAGGATACAAGCGCTTTTAATGCCTCATACATGGCGGGGGCGGCTTTGTACAGCGGGGTTACGATCTCCACGGTGGTAGACACAACCCTGTGTTCCTCTAAATCTTTGCTGATATAGACATTGCCATGTGCATGATAAAGATCACCCTCAACCGTCTCCCCGCTGTCTATCCGCTTGCCATAGAACTTTATATCCATCCCTATTCCCTCCAATCTAACTGGGGCGGCGTGGCAAGAGAGCAAATATAATTTGTCTAAGCGGTAAAACCGCCACCGCCCCAAAAGTGATTAATCCCTGACTTCCAACGGCATGCCCATAGTTTCTTGAACTACGTTCACAGAACCCATTTCAACGATTACCTTGGTATGCGGATCGCCGTATTTATATAGGAAGTCCAGTATCGGCGCTACTGCCAGTTCAAGTTCTTTGAATTTATCTTCCAACTCGATTCCTCCATTTCTTTTTATATGGCCCCTGAACCGTCCAACACCAGTTAGGGGCCGGATGTTGATTACTCCTCAAACCCCGTAACCTCAGCGGTCTTATACTGGTTCCAGATCACCAGTCTCCCACTAGGCCAGTGCTCTACCCAGGTGTTGCCGTGAGGCGGGGCCTCCATGCCGATGCCGTGGACGTATTCCTGTAGTTTTGGGGATTCATTTTTTAAATTGCATATACGGGGTTTTACTATTTCCATGCTTGTTGCCCTCCCAAATGAGTGGTATAATGAAGTTGCAAATTTTTATCTGGCGGCTTTATATGCCGTCTTTTCTTTTCTGGTGAACAATACTGCCAGGGCTGCACCGGCCAAGTCCCTTAACTCACTTTTGACCTTTCCCCACATCGGGGATTCATCAGCCCCTATCACCCCATCGCAGGCTATTTCCACCATATCTGGCTGTACATTGATTAGGTGGGTTGTTTCTTTTTGAAGCTTCAATACTGCCGTTGGCAATTCATCAAGGGAAATATTCGGCAAGTGGGGGCCATATTGGGTATGATGCTTTAAGTGGACCCATAACAACTCTGGAGACTCGTAAACTTCGATCATTGCACATACAAGCTCATCGCTGGGCACAGAACGGCCCGATTCGTAGTCGGCTAGTGATCTAACTGATATGTGCAGCTTGTCCACTGCCTCTTCTTGGGTTAAACCGGCAAAATGTCTGCATATTCCATACACGTTCTGCGGTCTTTTCTTCATTCTCAATTCACCTCCTTTCATGGAATAATCAAAACAGACAACTGAATACTCTCTACCACTTCCCTTCCCTCCGAATTGCCCTACCGCTGTTTTCCCCGCTGCCCGGTTCCGGGTTCCCCCGCTCGGACCGGGTCGGCTATCCCGCCTTATTGGTTTCTTCCGCCGCTTTTCTCGCCAATATCTCTTTGATTATTCTCGGGGCAATAGCCCTGGCGATGGCTGCGTTAACTACTTCAGGATTCGGATTTATATGATTGATTTTTAATTCTTCGGGCTTTTTACCCATTGTTTGTGTACCTCCTTGAGGCTGTCTGTCAGCTATCCCGCCTTGCCTATGTCAATTGCCGTTTCCTGGTTAAGCTCCTTGCGGGTGAGTCTCTCGGCACCAGTTAAGTAAAGCTGCCCGAAAATCCGTTTTCTCTGCTCCAGATCATCAGGTGGTTCGGCTTTCTCGACGGTTACGGTTGTTGGGCTGGTCATGTTTGTTTCACGGGGCATGGTATCCCTCCAATATTTGTTTAATATCCCCAATCTTTTACAGGATTTTCTTTCCATATGTCGAACCATATTATGGGGAAGATGGTCGATGCCGGGAAGAAGGTATAATATGGTTTACTTGATTTCTTACGACCTCAACAGTCCGGGACAAGATTATGAAGACCTAATTAGTAATATTAAAAATCTTGGCCCTTGGGCTCATATGCTAAAATCGGCCTGGTTGGTAGATTCTCGGCTAACTGTTAACCAAATTTACAATCAATTGATAAAACATATGGATAAAACCGACCGTATCATGGTTAATGAGTTTACCGCTAATCACCAAGGATACTTAGCTCAGGAAATAGTTGATTGGCTTAAAAAGTATTTTTAATCTTTAGGTGAACAATCGCCCGTAGTACAAGCAGTACCACTAGGTTTTATAACCCGATCATCTTCCCCGCAACTACCGACAGAAGTATCTTTGGAAACCGTGATGTTTGTTATCTCTGTTCCCTCTGCTTTCACCTCAATCATTTGACAACAATGTGGGCAGGTCCAATACGTCGTTTTCTCCACTATTCTCACCTCCCTATTCATTTCTCAAATAACGTTTAGTCCTTGATTGCATGGGCTATACTATCCGCAGGTGCCGGTGGGGACTTGGGGTTCCTGTTTTAGATAGTTTGAAATAGGATATTCTTGGGAATACTCGTTTAAGATTCGTATTAATGCGGCTGTTTTAGTGCTTTTCCATTGTTCGGCCTTTTGTTGAATATAATTGTCAATATCTTTGGGTATCCTAAAGGTGAATCTGGTTTTGTCGTTTGTCATAATTCTGACGTCACCCCCTATCATTATGTTATCATGTCTTAATTATGACGTCAATTGTCTTTTTGTATTTTTGTTGCAGATTAAATATAATGACATTAGACGTCTTATTTATTGTTATTGAGGAGGACTGCTCCTATGGAAGAAAAAAGATTTACCCTTCGTATGGATGGAGACCTATTTGAAGAGATCTCCGAACTTGCAAAAAAGAATAGGCGCTCTACTGCAAAGGAAGTTGAGTATGCGATAGCTTTTTATCTCCATGATCTGGCTTCAAAAACATATCTTAATGAGCTTGACCTCAATAACATGCCAGAAGAAGAAGCTCGCAAACACCTTCGTCATTTACGCGACATCAACAAAAAATATGATGTCTTTCTGAAAAGTTAATCCCTTCACTTTTCAAAGAACTCATTTGTGGGTATACCAACTATCAATCGCAGGTGCCTGTGGGCTTTGTTGGCTTTTTGTCCTGGCGCTTTTTGGTTTTTCCTCGGTCTTCTTTGGAATCGTAATCTGTATAACCCCGGAAGTTTATCGATAAATCAAGGCAAGCGATTGTGGTTGTTGCCGGATGAGTACGATATGGCAGTTCTTCCAGTTTGTTTCCCCAGGTGTCGATATACCCCAGGCGACCGTCATTAATCGCAAACCCTAGCGAACATTCGTCGCCCGGTTTAATTTCTAGAAAGCAAGGACTTACTGATCGGATTATTTCTGGTTTTTCGGTTGAATCTTTCATGATTGCCTCCTTTCGTGGGTTATCCGCAGGTGCCTGTGGGGACTTGATTATCTTCGTCTTCCAATAGTTCTGCGACTGTGATTTCTAGCGCAGCAGCCAATTTTTTGACTATTGGAATAGTGGGGTTTTTCTTGTATGCCTCCAGCTCGGATATATAGGTTTGAGACACACCGGATTTTTCAGCTAAATACGCCTGGGTCCAGCCTTTTAAGCCGCGTTGCTTTTCTAAGTTCATGTGGTTTCACCTCCATGGTTAAAATTCTACCGCTATAGTTTTTGTTTGTCAACCGTTAAAGCGGTTTTATTTTCATTATTTTTACTGTGATAATTACTATAGCGTTAAGGAGTGTTTTGAATGAATATTGCCGAGCGAGTGCAGGAGCTTAGAGCGAGACAAAAAATTAGCCAAGCCGTTCTTGCCGAAAAGTCCGGTTTATCGCAAACATATATTTCGGATATTGAGAAAAAGGGTAAACAGCCCACTTATGACTCTATGCTCAAATTATGTAGCGGCTTTGGCATGTCTTTAATTGAATTTTTAGGTGGCGAAGATGAGGTTAAGTATTTGCCCACACATTTGCATGACCTTGTAATTAATGCCAGATCCCTATCGCCCGGCCAGGTAGAAATACTTAATCAATTCATTAGATCAATAACGGAGGGATCTGCAACCAACGAAAAACCGAAACTACCAATAGTGGCCGAAGTCAAAGGGGCTTATGGTAAAGCAGCTGCCAACCGAGGAGAAGCAAGTCCTATGGACGATCTCCCGCCTGATGCATGGGAAAGTGTGAAGAGGGTCAAACAAGAGTACCTAGATGAAGAATCATAAGCTTAACAACAATCGACCTGCTCGCAAAAGGGCAGGTTAATCAGTTTTAAGGGCGTTCGACAAAATACTTCGTTTATCGTCAAAGAAGGTGTTATTTTGCAGCAAATGTTCAACATAGCAGAGCGGGAAGGCATCAATATTCGATGGTGTAATTTTGAGCCGCCGATCAGAGGCATGTATTGGGATCCAATAGTTAAACGCCCAGCGATATTTTTGGACAAATCCCTGGAGCATAATAACCGGCTTTTGCGCTGCGTCATGGCCGAAGAGCTTGGGCACCACTTTACGCTGGACAGAGATTGTTTAACTCGCACCTATTTTAACTATAGGGACAGGCTGGCGGTGTCCAGGGCGGAGCATAGGGCCTGGAAGTGGGCTGCTGAATATCTTGTGCCGATGGATAGGTTAGTACAAGCCGCGAGGAGCGGCGTTGTAGAAAAGTGGGAGTTGGCAGACTACTTTGACGTGACAGAAGAAATGGTGGAGTTTAGGCTGGGGTTGTCCTAGATGCGAGGGGAGTGGGTCTTCTTATGGCTACATGTAAATGGTGCGGGAAAAAGGGATTTTTTCTAAGCGTTGATCGTAATGGCTTATGTTTGCCTTGCTGCCGGGCCCTAAAGCTTGAAGCTGAATCACGCTTGAGAGTTATTCGGGAATCTCAGGACTTGGTAAATAAATCTAAGAAGCTCGATACGGTTTTGTCCCGGATTGACACTATCATAGAGCATTGTGACGCATTATTGAAGTATGAAAAAGCTGGGATAAACATAATTGAGCCGCCTCCATCCACAATCATTAAAATTGCCAACGATTCTAGGCATGGGGCTATTATCAAGTCAGTAAAAGAAGAAGTTGACAAGCATATGACTAAGGCTAAAGTAGCAACAACTCCACGTTCTCAGATAACCCAAGCGAGTAAAGCTTTGGAAAAAATTGAAGAAGGAAAGAAATTGTTAAAATCCCCTCAGGAACTTGATTCTTTGAAGATGAAAGTCAAGGCCTTTGTGCATACGACGCAATTAAATGCTTACATTGAGGCCGCTCAGAAGGCTGAGTTCAAGGGGCAAACAAAGAAGGCCATAGACCAATATCAAGAGGCGCTATACTTTATAAAGAATGATGATATTGACAATGACCTTCAGGCTGAGGAAATTGCTCGATTCGAGAAAAAGATATCTGATCTAAACGCTTAATAAACGGGGTGATTATGTGAAAAGAATTTTCTTATCGGCTAGCTTGGCGTTGTTGTTTTTGTCGCTTTGGGTTTATCCATCCCTTGCGAATGATTGGCAAACATGGGATGCAGCAACTAATGTTCCACAAAATAAAACATGGACCATTAAGTTTAATCAATCAGTGGACCCGGCATCAATAAGCCAATCTGTATATGTTATGGATTCAAACAATCAAATATTTAGCATGACCGCTTATCCTTCGGTTGATGGCAAAAGTGTCAGTGTTCTTGCCAGTTCCTTTTATGAGCCTGGCGAAACATATTGCCTTTATATTTCGGATTCATTAAAGTCGTCTTCCGGAGAACCCCTAAAGAGCAAAACAAAAAAGTATTTCACAATAGCACTAAGCGCGGATCAAGCTGCGCCAACGAGCCTAACAGCCATAGCGCCAACAACAGTTGCTGGTACAGATGGCAAAATAACGGGCACAACAACCGCTATGCAACTTAAATTAGCCACAGCAGACGACAGCGCATATGAAACTTGTTCAGCAGGTTCAACAACAGTGGCAACCGCAGGCGATTATGCGGTAAGGTATGCCGCTAAACTAGGCTACAATGCAAGCCCTGCAGTAGCAGTAACCGTCCCGGCCTATGGAGCACCACCAAGCGCTATCAATGTTACCATTACTACAAACCCAGGAATTATGAAGGTTGGAGACACGCTAAGTATTGAGGCCAGTGTAAAATTATCGGATGGGAAATATGATTACATTAATTATTTAGTTACTTCAAGTGATCCCAATATAATTAGTGTCAACGGTAAAGCAATAACAACAATTAGCTCAGGAACTGCGACCATTACGGTTAGCAAAGATGATAAGACTGCGTCAATTACTGTTACTGTTATGGGTGGGAATCCTTCTATTAATAACGCCGCCGATTTGGAAACCTATTTGAATACAAATTATTCGGAATTCGATACAATAGTCGGCCATCGCAAAATTAATATGCAGGTCATAGATTATTTAGGAAACTCAAAGTACACGATCCTAAGCGATTATCAATGGGATGCTAATAAGTATGGTATATATGGAAACAACAACACCTACCTAAGTGAATTAAAAGAGCATCAACAAACCATAGCTAATGCCGCTATTGCCGCCATGCCCAATAAGCTTATAACAGGACAATATTTTGTTTCTGGTTATATCTATCCCCATATCCGCGAAGGTTTTTGGGCGCACACAATGCATTCGTGGGAATATTCTCCATCAGAAGGATTTTTGTGGACTCCCGAAGATGATTTAGAATAAACCTAATCAATGCCGGCAGGGTGTAAGTATTCAATGCTCCCTAGTCTCGCGACTTAATGACAATTAAATACTATTCGATAAACTGCTGCCCCGGTGGCGGTTTTCGTACGTTTAAGGAGTAATTTACATATACTGGGTGGTGGTTTTTGGGGATATTATCAACATACTGTCGTAAACAAAAACATTTTGTCACATGACTGTGTCTATTAAGGAGGAAAATCGATATGAAAAGATGTCTAAAGACCATGTCCATATGCATTCTAATTACCTTTTTATTCGCCGTACTTTCTGGCTGTGGCGGTAGCGAGAAGACTACTTCTAATCCGAAGGCAACTGCGCCAGTTGTTACGACCACAGCGCCGACCACTCAGCAGACAAGTCCCGCAAGTGCTCAACCAGCCACCACTGTTAAGCAGGATGCATCTACTACGGTAGCACCTACTTCGTCAACCGAGCCAGTTGCAACAACAGTACAAACTACTGAAAAAGCCCAAACGGTCGAGCCAGCTCCTGCAACCAAGACGGAAACCAAGGAGCAAACTGTCTACGTTACAAAGACTGGTGCTAAATATCACCGGGACGGCTGCCGTTACCTTTCGAAAAGTAAGATTCCTATGAACCTGTCTGACGCACAGGCGGCAGGGTATGAGGCATGCAGCGTGTGTAAGCCATAAGAAGATATTATAAGGAAGGAAGTTGCATATGTCCAGAAAACCGGTTACTTTTGATTTCTATTCAATTGAATGTAGTGATTATCCCAGATTTACATCCACTCTAACAGCAGACAAAACAGATCATCTAAAAAAGTGGTATAAACACAAATACCAAAACGTAAGATTAGACGCTTGGGAATATAAAGCAGAGGATTCGCTCTATTTAGGGTATTGTAGCAAACTAAATACCAAGGAATTACCCTTAAAGGGAAGCCTTGTTGGGCGTGCCGACCTTGAAGAGTTAGGTCTTGGCGACCTAGAAGGAACGGCAAGCATTACAGCATTTGCAATTATACCCGAACACCGAACGGTTATTATCCAAAGAAATTCCCGTGGCGTTAGAGCTGGCTCGTTCCTACAATTGCTATGTTACGCTACCGGCATTAATGATCTTGAATTGAGCATCATGATGGATGCTGAAGCCCTAAGACGACTGGGAAAAATGAAAATAATTACGACCTTTAACTATAAGATAGCCAATCCTAATGAAGCATCCAATTATTCGGAAACATCGGCTAAAGAAGCAGCTAGACTAGCTAGACATTACCAATCCAGGATCGTTGACGTAAACATGAGCATGGGAAATGAAGGAGGTTCAATGTCCTTCCAAAAAGTTATAGAATCAGCTCGTAATCTATTAAAATTAAAAAGATCGGATGAGCAATTGGTTAAAAGCATTTTTATCAAGGGAAAAGCAGTTGATGACGATTCATTGGAACATTTAGATTTAATAAGCCGTAAAATGATAAGTACCGAACGAATGGAATTAAAAAATAGAATTATACCCGCAGAGGATTTGATGCAGGCCGTCTACAAAGCTTATAATGATAAAAGGAAAGAGATTGAAAATTATAAACCCCTCTAATTTTTGGGTGGAGGTGTATTCTAATGCGGAGCATATCCTTACAACTTGAAAAATGGTATCCGCTAATTGTCTCAATATTTATATCTGGATTTGCATATCATAAGTGTTTTTTCTTGAACAACTATGAAAGCCTATTAACAAGCTCGTTAACAATAATATCTATTTTCATCGGATTCGTAGGAACCCTTGCTGGAATTATACTATCAAGTAACGGGAAAGCCATCGCTTTTATGAAACAAATTGGTAAATTGGCTTTGTTGATGTCATATATTTGGAGGAGCCTGGAAATCTCGTTTATATTCGTGTTCTATTGTATTTTGCTGGTAATATATCCCACATTGATAACTACACATACGTGGATATCGTCGGTATGGGCATTTATAGGGTCCTACTCCTTGTTGTTAATACATCGTTCAATTACTCGTTCCGTAAGTTTGCTAAAATCCGCTGCGGAAGATATTTAATAAATTTATTGGCCCGGCTCACAGGTCGGGTTTATTCTTTACCCGAACATATATTCCCTCTCCCTTTTCCTTTCTGGTATCATATAAACAAAGTCCTATTTTCATTGTCATAAATATTAATTAACGCCAAAAAGGAGTGATATTATATGCCTACCGCCGCTATATATTGCCGTCAGAGCTTCTATAAAGAGGACTCCTGCTCCATTGATATGCAAATTGAGCGCAGCAAAGCATTCTGCGTTTCCCAGGGATGGGATTACATCGTATATGATACGGACAAGGGGTATTCAGGCAAAGATACAGACCGGCCAGGGTTCCGGCAGATGATAAAGGATATTACGGCCGGTAAGATTAACTTTGTGGTAGTTTATAAACTGGATCGTATCTCCCGTAACCTGAAAGACTTCTTCGGCCTCATGGAAGAATTTAAAGCCCGGGAAGTGGGCTTCCGCTCTCTCACTGAAAACTTTGATACTACTACCCCTATGGGCCGCGCTATGCTGGCTATCATTGCTGTATTCGCTCAACTGGAAAGAGAGACTACTGCCGAAAGAGTCAGGGACAATATGCTAGATCGTGCCCGCTTGGGCATTTGGAACGGTGGCCCTATCCCTTTCGGGTTCCAATCCTCAAAATCCACTACCCTGGTAAATGGCAAAGAAAAATCATTTACTGTTTTGCTTCCTGGCGAAGCGGAAGCAGAATATGTCAAACAGTTCTACGAGTGGTATCTAAGCCCTCAGAGTTCAATCCTATCTAATACCAAAAAGGCCAATGGCCTTGGTATTCCAACAAAATCGGGGAAAGCCTGGAACCCAAATCAAATGAATAGAATCCTTAAAAACCCCCTGTATTGCGTTGCAGACGAAGCTGCCTGGGTATACTTCTCCAACTTGGGAGTTGAAATGGCCTGCGAAGAATCCGACTTCGACGGTATACACGGTCTCATGTGGTATAACCGCCGCAAACCGCATAACAAGACCACCCGATTAAAAGAGCAGTCAGAGTGGGTTCTGGCAGTTGGTGGGCATATCGGTGTTATCCCGGGTGAAATATATGTGAAAGCCCAGAAAAAAGTTGTGTCGACTACATTTGAACCGGCCCGTAAAGGTACTGGAAGCAAAGGTCTGCTGGCTTCTCTGCTTAAGTGCGGGAAATGCGGCAAGTCCATGATATATCAGAGTCATAGTTCCGGTCATTGGCAATATTACAAATGCCGCTCGAAGGAGCAACAGGGATCATGTGTATGTTCTGGGCAGACAGTTAAAGGGCTTGAACTTGATCAGGCAGTAATCAATACCATTAAACAGGTATGTGCAGATAAGGAATTCTTAGAGGCCATTGCTCGCAAGGCAATAAAAAATGCTACGGATAACACCGAACCTTTACACGGGGAAAAACATCGCCTCACGGATAGAATAGATGTGCTGGTAGCTGAACAAAAAGAACTGATCCGTGCCCTGGGCAAAAAGACCATGCCTATGGACATAATAGAGGAACGCATCCTGGAAATTGAGAAAGAAAAATCTCCGCTCTTCAAGCAAATAGAAGAGATAGATACAAAGATAGATACTCAAGAATGGCAAAAAATTGATATGGAAATAGTGTTCGGCAACCTCCTCAGGTTCAATGACGTTTTTGACGAATTGGAATTTGAGGAGAAAAGAACTTTTCTGCGTAGCGTCATAAAAGAAATAGTGTATACTGATGGTAATATAAAAATGTCTATATACTTCCTACCGGAAATCACGCCTGGTAAGCCATCTACCACTAATAGCAATTCTGATACTTCTGTAATGCAAGGGTGCCCGTGCGGGTTCTATGGTTCAGATATCGAATGTAAATGCACCCCCTTGCAGATCCAAAAATATCTTGGCAGGATCAGCGGTCCCCTGCTTGATAGGATGGATCTGCATGTAGAATTGCCCCGGGTTAATTTTGAACAGCTGCGCGATCGCGAGATCGGCGAAAGCTCCGCCGCCATGCGGGAAAAGGTTACCAAAGCCCGTGAAATCCAAAACAAACGCTTCGCCAGAAGCAAGATAAGTTTGAACTCGCAGATGAGACCGGCTGATGTGAAGAAATTCTGCCGGTTGGATGAAGAGTCGGAACTGCTGCTGAAGAATGTCTTTGATCGGCTCAACATGAGCGCCCGCGCCCATGACCGCATCCTGAAGGTCGCCCGCACCATAGCCGATCTGGATGGCGCAGAGAACATCAGGCTGCAGGACCTGGCGGAGGCGATTCAATACCGGAGCCTAGACAGGAAATATTGGAGAAATGGATAAATTTTATGCAAGAGGCATACAGGGGGACGGCAGACCGCGTCCTCCTGTATGCCCTGTGTCATTGTTTTGCAGCTCACTTACAATAATAACTTCCCGATATAACCTTTGTTATCCGCCCGACAAGTTGGTGTGTGGCGGTTCAACAATCACAGTAGCTTTTAAGTCTGTACCTTGGGGTATTGTTCCTGCCATGACTCCTGCCTCATAGGTAGAGTAACTCCCAGACGATAACGCATCATTTAAATTTACTACCTTTCCATCCGTTAGTATACCCACCATGGCTTTACTATTGGTAAAGGCGAATGAAAGCTTGTCATTCATGTCACTCATCAGAATCGAATTTGCAATAACATCATTTATCGAATACTGAACAATAATTCCATTCGCTGTTGTCACTTTTACAACGTCAGGCATAGCCATTGCAGGCGCTACTGTTCCGAACATCATTATAGATGCTGCTACTAACGCTAATAGTTTCTTCTTGCCATTCATTATATCTCCTCCTTATATTTCCTCCCCTTTATTAAATTATCGGTTTTTAGTTTCCACCATAATTATAATGTTGCCAAGAAGTTGAGAAAGATTCATAATCATTTCCGGGTTGACTTATAGATTGGTCAACCAACCCATTGTTATACATAGTAATTCCTTCTGTATACGAAGTGTTTATTCTGTTATAATCCCACGTTAAACCAGGCATTTCATACCAAGTAGTAGTGGCACCATCACCATAACCATAGGAGCAACCAGTCCAATTGATTGTTCCATAATTCGCTAGAAAAGCTGGTTCGTACCAACCGGGTTGCTCACCAATCCATTCAGCCATTGAATTATCTACAACTTGAGCATTATATGTCGGCATAATAACATCAACATAATCTCCGGTGGTATTATTTATTACTATAAACGCCATAGTAGTATTATCACCGGGCCACATTGAAGTGGTAACTGTAACACTATCGCCAGGATTTATTGACAATCCTTGAATTTCTACACTTGGAGATTCATAATACGGATTGGCTTGTTGTTGACCATTAACTGTGATAGTTGGTACAAGGCTATAATTTTCCCACCAAGCACTATATAAATAAGAACCACCAGAACTGCGGAAACAACCAATTCCATCCTGAATCAAACTTGTGTTAGGATTTTCTCCTCCGCCTAAACCAACCCACGGATAAAAAAAACCAGACACACCAGTAGGTAATTGGGTATGTTGCGATAAATCTGGAACGATAAATGTTCCTGTTACATTTTGATAACCTACTTGATTATAAGCACCTTGAACAAGTGCTGTATCAGCGTTAACTGCGCCTGCCCAATTGGCGGACGTTCTATTGAATGTCCAGCTTGTATTGTATACATCGGTAACTTTAAGAGTAACAGGTACGGCTTCTTTAATATTTCCGAAAATCTTCATCCAATTTGTTAACTCTTTAGAATCCGTAGGTCTTGGAAGAATACCATATGCTTTTAACTCGTCATTGGAAGCATTTTTAACATCAATCTTTCCTGTCTTAAGCGAATGCTTCGCTTGTTCATTATTTAAAAATTCTTGATAAGCTTGTTTTTCTTCAGCCGTCATACGAGGAAATTCTTCTGTAACTGTAAATACAGGAACATTTAATGACATTACTAAACTAGCGACAATACCTAACGCAATAAATCCTTTTTTTATTTTTAAACTAACTTTAAAAATACTTTCATTTCCCCCCAATTTTTTTATAATTTTATGGATAAGTTTTCTCTACAAAACATGATTTCCCTCTATAAATATTTACAATAATTACAATTTATTGCGACATTTAACGACATAAATCATTATGACACTAAAATATTTTGTATGGTTTTGTAAAAGACGAAGCCTATTCTAAGCATAGGGGTTAGAGGATACGATCTGGTCGAAGCCAACACTCACGAGCAACTTTCGTTGATGATGAAAAGAGACGTATAAACCAGGGGCAGTGACAAGGGATAAGGTTGTTGTCAACCTAGGCTATGAAGATAACACCTCTGTTTATGCCAGTCAATCGCTGAATTTGCCTTATTGATAGATGGTATTCCTCTTTAAGCTGTTTTAAATAGCTGTCTCGCGTTGATTTTCCAAGACTCTGCAACTCCGAGGCATTCTTCGCTCGACATATCTCCATGATTAATATTAAGGCTTCCTGATCTGTCAAAATATATTTATCCTCGATATCCAAACAGCAATCATCGCTTAGAGCTTTTAAGAAACTCGTCAGGCTTTCGATTGCTTTATTCCTGTCTTCATTAAATATTTTTAGTACATACTCAGTATCAATTCCGATCTCTTGCTATATTCTCCAATACTGCTCCAGTGGTAATCTTCAATCGTTTTTTCCATTCCGGCTTTGAGCGGATTTTGAAGAATATATCTCAGCACCGTTAAAAAGTAGGTGTCATTCTCGACTGGTTCACTCTTAAAGCGGTCCTGGAACAGACTTCCTATCCTCTGGTATTTCCAGTTATACCAATACACATAACTGCAACAAATACGGCGCATTATCTGTTCAAGCGACTCTTCCCCTTCTTTAAGTAGTAGATGAACATGATTTCCCATCAAGCAGTAGCCATAGATACTATATCCGCATATTTTCCTATACTGTCTAAGCGTCTCAATAAACCTAGTCTAATCATCTTGGTCTTCAAATATATTCTGCTGGTTTATACCCCTCATCATTATAGGATAAACACCGGTCGTATAATTCCAACCCTCGTCAGCAAATGATTAATCCCCGTAAAACGGCGTTTTAACAACACATCATTTTCAACATCAAATACGGTTTTTTACCCTACCATTGAACTGGTCGGATTAGCGTCGCAGGCCACCCGTGAGGCCAGGGAAAGGGTGCGCTCGGCTATTAAGAATTCCGGTTTTAAATTTCCCAATCGCAAGATCATAGTGAACCTCGCTCCG